GAGGGCCAGGGACAGGCTGATGGGGATGCTGGGGAAGGGTGAGCAGGCTAAAGACACTGCGCTCCCCACTGCAGGGACTGGCCCCGCCACTGCAACCGATCAACCCCGAGAGCTGGCGGGCTGGCAAGACGACAGCAGAGAGGGGCTACGGGGCGAAGTGGCAGAAGGCCAGAGCAACCTTCTTGCGTAGCCACCCACTGTGCGTCATGTGCCTAGAGCAGGATGGCAGGGCAGAGCCTGCAACTGTGGTGGATCACCGCATTCCACATAGAGGCAACCAAGCCTTGTTCTGGGATGAGAACAACTGGCAGCCGTTGTGTGCCACGCATCACAGCCGAGACAAGCAGCGAGCCGAGGCGAAAGGGTAGATCTCTAGCCTGCGTCGGCCCTATGACCGCCCGTTCCCGCACGCAGGGATTAAATCCCCCTTTGATTTTTAAGTGAGAGGTTAACGAGATGGCACGAGGCGGCTATCGGCCTGGTGCTGGGCGTCCGAAAGGGTCCGGCGCGGAGCCGGAAGAGGGCATTCGCGGGTCGATCCATGACGAAAGCGCGTCGGAACCGTGCGCTGTGGACTTGGAAGCGGTCACTCGCACCCCGCTTGAATACATGCTCGCGGTGATGAATGACATGACGGCCGATGCCTCTCGGCGCGACCGCATGGCGATTGCGGCGGCTCCATTTGTCCACGGGAAGGTTCCTGAGGGCGGTAAGAAGGATGCGCGCCAAGACGCAGCCAAGGAGGCTGTTGGCGGCAAGTTCCGGCCTGCGCAGGCTCCGAAACTGGCGCTTGTGACGAAGTAACGCATGGAGTGGACAACGGCCTGCCCCGATTGGGAAAGCAGGCTGATCGAGGGGCGCTCGATCATTCCGCCGCCGATCTTTCCGGATCAGGCGGAGCAGGCGCTCGCAATCTTCAAGCAACTGCGCGTTGTTGACCTGCCTGGCAAGCCGACGTTCGGCGAGTGCAGCGAGCAATGGGTGTTCGACTTTGTGGCGGCCATCTTCGGCGCTTACGACGCGGAGACTGGCAAGCAACTGATCCGCGAGTTCTTCCTGCTGATTAGCAAGAAGAACACGAAGTCCACCATCGCGGCCGGAATCATGCTGACGGCGGTGATCCTGTGCTGGCGCGAGGAAGAAGAACACCTCATCCTCGCCCCGACAAAGGAAGTGGCGGACAACTCGTTCAAGCCAGCGGCCGGGATGGTGCGCGCGGACGAAGAGTTGACGGCCCTGTTCCATATTCAGGACCACATCCGCACGATCACGCACCGCACTACGCGGGCGTCGCTGAAGGTGGTGGCGGCTGACACGGACACTGTGTCAGGCAAGAAGTCCGGCCGAATCCTCGTGGACGAGCATTGGCTGTTCGGCAAGAAGTCGAACGCCGAGAGCATGTTCATGGAGGCGACAGGCGGGCAGATTTCGCGCGAGGAGGGGTGGGTCATCTACCTCACCACGCAGTCCGACGAGCCGCCTGCGGGCGTGTTCAAGGACAAGTTGGCGTATCACCGTGACGTGCGTGACGGAAAGATTGCCGACCGCAAGTCGCTGGGTGTGCTGTACGAGTTTCCGCAGAGCCTGATCGACAACAAGGGCTATCTGGACCAAACGAACTTCTACATCACCAACCCGAACATCGGGCGCTCGGTGAGTGCGGAATGGCTCGGGGACGAGCTGCGGAAGCACGAAAGCAAGACGGACGGCTCGTTCCAGCAGTTCCTTGCCAAGCATCTGAACGTCGAGATCGGCCTGAACCTGCGTTCTGACCGTTGGGCGGGCGCGGACTTCTGGCAAGCCGCTGGCGACAGGTCGATCACGCTGGATCACTTGCTGGCCGCATGCGACCTGGTGATTCCTGGCATTGACGGCGGCGGGCTGGACGACTTGCTGGGGCTAAGCCTCGTCGGCCGGGAGACTGCGACGGGCAAGTGGCTGCATTGGGGCCACGCGTGGGCGCACAGGATCGTGCTGGAGCGCCGCAAGGACATTGCCCCACGTCTGCTCGACTTTCAGCGTGACGGCGATCTGACGCTCGTAGAGAAGCCAGGAGACGACGTTTCCGCGCTGTGCGACATCGTGTGTCGTGTCAGAGATGCCGGTTTGCTTGCCGAGAAGCAGGCCATCGCGGTTGACGCCGCGGGCATCACGGACATCGTGGACGAACTAGCGGGCCGTGACTTCCGGCTGGAGCAGATCGTCGCGATCTCGCAGGGCTGGAAATTGAACGGTGCGATCAAGACCACCGAGCGCAAGGTCGCTGGCGGCGAGTTCAAGCATGGCGGCAGTCCAATGATGGCTTGGTGCGTTGGCAACGCGCGCATCGAGGACAAGGGCAACGCCATTTCGATCACGAAGCAGGCGTCCGGCAAGGCAAAAATTGACCCGCTCATGGCGGTTTTCGACTCGGTGTCGCTCATGGCGCTGAACCCCGCGCCGGGCAAATCATTCTGGGAAACCGCATGAGTCTCTTTGACCGACTGTTCGGGCGTAAGGCCGCGCAGCTGACCTACGATCAGATCGCGAGCCTGATAGACGGCAACGGCGGCGCAAAGATCGCTGGCGTAACGGTCAACGAAAAGACGGCGCTGCAGGTTTCGACCGTGCTGGCCTGCGTCAAGGTCATCGCGGACGGATGCGCTACCCCAGACCTGCATGTGTACCGCGAGAAGCAGGATGGCACGCGGGAACGGGCGACCAACATCCCCGAATACCGACTGCTGGCCCGCCGTCCTAACGAGTGGCAGACCTCCTTTGAATGGCGGCGACAGATGACAACCCATGCGGCCCTGACGGGTGCGGGGCTGTCAATCAAGGTGCGTAGCGACAACCGCCGAGTACGTGAGCTGATCCCGGTCATGCCGGGGCAGTGGGACGTGCGCCGCATCTCGCGCTATGAGGTGCGGTATCGATGCTGGGACGAGTTCGGCATGATCGGGGAGTTCACCCCCGATGACGTGTTCGTCCTAAATGGCGTTCAGTGGGATTGGGTCAGGGCGTTGGACGCTGTTTGGCTTGCCCGCTCCGCAATCGGGCTCGCGATGGCGACTGAGCGCAGCCAAGCGGCGATGCACGAGAACGGGTTGCGCACCACGGGCGCGTACTCCGTGGATGGCCCGCTGACAGAAGAACAGCACACCCGCCTGACGGCTTGGCTCAAGCGCAAATCCGGCCCCGAGAACGCAGGCACTCCGCTTGTTCTGGATCGTGGCGCAAAGTGGCAGCAGACCACGATGTCAGGCGTGGATGCGCAACATGTCGAGACGCGCCGCCTCCAGGTTGAGGAGGTGTGCCGGTCGTTTGGCGTGTTCCCCATCATGATCGGCCACTCCGACAAGGCCGCGACATTCGCCTCGTCCGAGGCGTTCTTCGCTGCGCATGTGAAGCACACGCTGGCCCCCTGGCATAAGGCGTGGACGCAGCGCGCGGACGAAATGCTCCTTGACGGGGCTGGTCCGCTGTTCGCGGAGTTCGACACCCGCTACCTGATGGCCGGTTCCATGAAGGACCGCGCCGTGTGGGCCAAGACGATGGCCGAACTTGGCATCTACACCCGCAACGAAATCCGCGACGAGGAAGGCAAGGACCCGCTGCCTGGCCTCGATGAACCCCTGACGCCGACCCCCCACGGCACCCGCTGGAAACAACAACGATGAGTGACGCTCGCGAGGTTCGCGCCTACGCGCTGGAGATCCGTGCGACTGGAGACGACGGCACGGTTGAGGGCTACGGCTCGGTGTTCGGTGTCAAGGACTCTTATGACGATGTGATCGTCAAGGGCGCGTTCGCCGGATCGCTGAAATCGCACCGCGAGAACGGAACCATGCCAGCGATGCTCTGGCAGCACAACGCGGACGAGCCTATCGGCGTCTGGACCGAGATGGTGGAGGACGCCAAGGGGCTGAAGATCAAGGGCAAGCTCGCGCTGGATACCATGCGCGGCAAGGAAGCCCACGCGCTGCTCAAGCTGGGCGCGCTGAACGGCCTGTCCATCGGGTTCATGACCAAGGAAGCGGACTACGACCGCGAGACGGACATTCGCACGCTGAGGGAAGTGGACCTGTGGGAAGTGTCCTTGGTGACGTTTCCTGCGAACGAGAAATCGCGTGTCACCCAAGTAAAAGCGGCCGACGAAATGGCTGCCCCCAAAGATGCTGAGCGAATCCTGCGTGATGCCGGGTTCAGCAAAGCCGACGCGACGGCCTTTGTGTCGCGCGTCATGCGCATGGGCGAGGAACGGAGTGAGTCCGAGAACGCAACTGCGCAGGCAATGAAGGCGGCCAAACGGCTGCTGGATTCGATGAAGTAACCACAACCCACATCACGCAGACGAAACCGCCGAAAGGCGGTTTTTTCATGCCCGGAGCAAATGCAATGAGCGAAGAGATCAAGAAGGTTTCGGAGGCGATGGACAAGATCGCCACCGCGTTCGAAGAGTACAAGGCCACCAACGACAAGCGCCTTGAGGAAGTGAAGAAGGGCAACGGCACGGCGGAACTCGACGCCAAGCTGGCTCGCATGGACAAGGAGATGGACACCATCGCGGAGGCGAAGGACCGTCTCGAAAAGCTGGAAGCCAAGCTCGCCCGTCCGGGCGTGTTCGGTGGCGACAAGAAGGAAGGCGAGTCGAAGGAAGCCGCCGAATACCGTGGCGCGTTCCTTGATTGGGTCCGCGCTCCGAACGACAACGAGCGCCAGGTCCGCATGCAGCAGGCCGGCAAGGCCCTTGCTCAGAAGGCGCAGGCTGACGGCCGCGAAACCCGTTCGACGCAGGTCATCACGACCACGGCGGCTGCGGGTGGTTATGCGCTGCCGGAAGTGATCGAGCGCAACATCTCGCGCCTGTCGGTGGACATCTCGCCCATCCGCCAGATCGCGACGGTGCGTTCGGTGTCCTCGCCGGACTACAAGGAGCTGATCGACGTTGGCGGCGCTGGCTTCGAATGGGTTGCGGAAAACGGCACCCGCTCGCAGACCAACACCCCGGACCTGGCGGAAGTCGCGCCGACCTTCGGCATGGCTTCGGCCAAGCCGCAGTCCACGGAAGAGGCTCTGGACGACCTGTTCTTCGATGTGGAGAACTGGCTCACGATGTCGGCGGCTGAGGCGATTGCGCAGGGCGAAGGTGCTGCGTTCGTGTCGGGCAACGGCACCAACAAGCCGACCGGCTTCCTGACCGGCACGCCGGTTTCGACGGCTGACTCCTCGCGTGCGTTCGGCGTGCTTCAGTACGTCGCCTCGGCGCAGGCCGCTGCGATGCCGACCAGCGCGGACACGTTCTACGACATGGTGTACGCCCTGCGTGCGCGCTACCGCAACAACGCCCGCTGGGTCACCAGCAAGGCGGTTCTCGCTTCGTTGCGCAAGTACAAGGACAGCCAGAACCAGTACCTGTGGCAGCCCTCGCTCGTTGCGGGCCAGCCCGCCACGTTCATGGGCTATGGCGTGACCGAAGCGGAGGACATGCCCGCAGTGGCAGCCAACGCGTTCCCTCTGGCTTTCGGTGACTTCAAGGAAGGCTACCTGATCGCCGACCGCGTGGGCATGCGCATCACGCGTGACGAGATGACCGCGCCGGGCTTCGTGAAGTTCTACATCCGCA